AAACTGCAAGAACAATTAATGGCACATCTTTTGATGGTACAGCTAATATTTCATTTAATTCTGATTCAGTCAGCGAAGGCTCAACTAATCTTTATTTTACAGACGAAAGAGTAGATGACAGAGTAAACAATCTACTAACAGCAGGCACAGGCATAACGCTTACTTATAACGATACTGCAAATACTTTAGAAATCGCAGGGTCTGCTCAATACGGTGATTCAGATGTAGAAACTTATTTAGATGGCGGTACATCTACACCTACTTTTTCTTCTGCAAACATAACAAACACATCTACTGATGACTCACTGCTAATTACAACAACAGAAGATTCAAGCACAGCAGCACCTGTTATAACTTTAAAAAGAAACTCTAGCTCACCTGCTGATGGTGATTATCTAGGTCAACTTAAATTTAAAGGTGAGAATGATGCTGACCAAGAAGTTATCTATGCAAAAGTAACAGGTAAGATTTCAGATGCTTCTGATACTACAGAAGATGGCTTACTTGAATTTGCACTAAGAAAAGCAGGAAGCAATAACATTGGTATGCGTCTTACTTCTACTGACCTAAAACTAATTAATGGTACGGGATTAGAAGTTGCAGGAGATTTAAAGGTAGATACACAAACCTTATTTGTTGATGCTAGTGAAAATAAAGTAGGTATAAATAGATCAGTTCCTACAGCACCTTTAGATGTTTCAGGTGAAGTCAAGATATCAGGTGATCTAACAATTGATACAAACACACTAAAAGTAGATAGCACAAATAATCGTGTAGGTATTCTTGATGCAACACCAGCTGTTTCACTAGATATTGGTTCAGCTACAGATGCTATTCATGTACCTAGCGGAACAACAGCACAAAGACCTACAGGTGCTAATGGTATGTTTAGATACAACAGCACAGATAATCAGTTTGAAGGTTATGCTGATGGTGCATGGGGTGCTATTGCAGGAAGTGGTGGTGGAACAGCTCCAATTATAAACACCATGACTGGAGATGGCTCAGATACAACATTTACTCTTACACAAAATCCTGCATCAGAAAACAATACACAAATATTTATAGATGGTGTTTATCAGCGTAAAGATTCTTACTCAGTAAGCGGTACAACTTTAACTTTTGATGCAGCTCCTGCAAATGGAACAGCGATAGAAGTTATGATGTTTACACAAACTGACATCAATACTTTACCTGCATCCTTTGTTTCAGGATTAACAGAAGTTACAGCAGCAAGTACAGATCATATGATGATCTTTGATGCTACAGACAATGCACTTAAAAAGGCTTTAGTATCAGACGTTATAGAAACTGTTGGGTCTAATCCAACATTTACTACTGCTACTGTTACAGGTGATCTAACAGTTGATACATCAACACTTAAAGTAGATTCTACAAATAATAGGGTTGGGATTGGAGAAACTGCACCTGACACAAAGCTACACATCAAAAATGCAGGTGATGCAGATTTAAAATTAGAAAATACAAGTGCAGGTCAAACTTTACGAGTAGATCAAAACAGCATCCGAACACTAACCAATTCAGACATATTTATATTTTGTAATGATGATAGCGACAATGGTGTTCATCTTGACGCTTCAGAAAGAACCTTTTTTATTAGAGGTGGCACAAACATAGCTGCAAGATACGGAAGAGTTAATAGTATGGTTACTATTGGAACTTCCTATGTAAATGTATATGACTTTGCTAATTTAGGAAATATAAGTGGTGGTAAGGGCAGAGGAATGTATATGGTTACTGTATGTAGAGAGAGTGGGAGTGTTGGAACGCATGCACATTTCATAGTGGGTGTGTCTACAGGCAGTAATTCTTATCTATATAAAGTATTACAGAATTCAGGTTTTGTAAGTCCACAAATTAGTGGTAGTAATTTACAACTAAAAATAAGCTCAGGCAGTGTTGACTGTCATGTGACAGTACAACCATTAGGCGTACACGGAGCAGCATCATAGGAAATTTATATGGCAGTAACTTTAGAACAAGCACAAATAGTACATTCAAGGTATATCAGCAGACAGTATGATTATCAGCATGAAAGTGACCCTTTGATGGTTAAATTTATGTTGGGTGATATAACTAAAGAAGAATGGCAAGCAGCAAGACAAGCTGTAAAAGATAAAAATCCGTACCCTGAAGGTGTGGATAAACAAGAAGCATTGCAAATGATTAAAGACGAAACAGGTTGGGAGTTTTAGATGGCAAACACTAAAGTTACAAAAGCAGTCTTAGCTGATGATGCAGTAGGACTAGATCAACTAGACATAAGTAATGACCCTAGTGATGGACAGGCTTTAACTTATGATGGCAGCAGCACTAATCTGCAATGGGCTACTGTTTCAGGTGGTGTATCAGGTATAAGCTCAAGTGCTGATAGCACAGCGATTACAATAAATTCCTCAGAGCAAGTTGGTATTGGTGTTTCACCTGATACTTTATTGCATGTCAGCACAACAGGTTCAGGGGACAAAGCAAAAATTGGTAATGGAACTAGGCATGGTTTTATTGCAGTAGATTCAAGCGGTGTAAGTTTTGGTAATGAAGCATCTCAAGGTGGTGAACTCGTATATCTAAATGAAGCAAGTGGTTATGTAGCCATCTTTCAAGGTGGTTCAGAACGCTTTAGGGTAAATGATGATGGTACTGTTGGTATAGGTAATACAGGTTACTCTTCAGTAGCACTTGCGGTCAATTCAGGAACTAACGATTATGTTTTATATGGCGAAAGCACTAACGCTAAATGTAAAGCAAGTTTTAGAGATAGTGGCTCAACTCAAAATATAGAGTACGGAGCAATTGGCAACAATCACATTTTAGGTAAAGATGGCGCTGAACAAATGAGAATAGATTCTTCAGGAGTAACTTACTGGGGTCAGACATCTAAAACAGACTCAACCACCTATGGAAGTGTTTATATAAATGGTGATTATGCAGTAGGTTCAACCAACTATTATGCTCAAATGTTTATGACACACCATACTGCAACTAATCATGGATTTGTTATTAAAGCATTAGGAACAGGTGGAATACCTTTAGCATTTCAAAATAGTAGTGGCACACTTGTAGGAAGCGTAACCACAGGCGCTAGTTCTACATCTTTTAATACTTCTTCAGATCATAGGTTAAAAGAAAATGTTAAAGATATGACTGGTGCTATTACTAGAGTTAAAGAATTACAACCCAAAAGATTTAATTGGATTGAAGATGAAACAAATACTTTAGTTGATGGATTTATTGCACATGAGGCAAGTACAGTTGTACCTGAAGCAGTAACAGGAAGTCATAACGAAACTAGAACAGCAGAAAATGTAGTACTTAGTAATGACGGTAATGTTTTTGCTGATGGTGTTACAGAGGATGAATGGACAGCAGGTAAAACAGGAGATAATCCTAAGTTTCCTTCTGATAGCACTTGGACAGCTTCACATACTTTCCCTGTTTATCAAGGTATTGATCAAGCAAAACTTGTTCCGCTTCTTACAGGTGCGCTACAAGAAGCAATAACTAAAATAGAAGCACTAGAAGCAAGAATAGAAACATTAGAATCAAATTAATATATAATAAAATTTTAACTAGGAGAGTAATATGAGTGAAGAAAACGTGAAAGCAGAAGATAGAACAGTCATCACCTTAGATGAAAGAGAATACAAAGAGTCAGATTTAAACGATGACCAGAAGGCTCTTGCATCTGAGTTAAATGTGATTGCTAGAGATATGATGCAGCTAGAAGCCCAATGGAATAAGCTGAATCGTGATAAGAACTATCGTATTGCTGATTTTAAAAACAGCGTAGATGCTGAGGAAGAAAAAGATGATTGAGATATTAGTCATAGCTAACGTTATTGTTACAGGTGTCCTGTGTTGGATGCACATAGAAGATATTGAGGACATCTGGAAGAAATAATGGCTGCAAGACCCACAGTATCAAGTGTACATAATCAGCTTCATGCACATGAGGTGCAGTGTCATGAGAGGTGGGTCACAAATTTCAAACATCTGGAATCATTACAAAAAGAAGTAACCTTTATTAAGAATTGGATGTTGGGTGGTTTAGCCACATTAACAATAACAATGGTTGGTTATATACTAAGTCAGATATGAAATTTGATAAAATTAAAGGCGTAATAGGTGCAATAGCACCAACACTTGCAACAGGTCTTGGCAGTCCAATAGCAGGTGCAGCAGCAAGTATGATTGCTGAAGCTCTAGGGTGTTCACCCAATCCAAAAAGCATAGAGCAAGCAATCCAGAAGGCTACCCCAGAACAAATCGTAGAACTAAAAAAAATAGATAAAGACTTTGAGGTCAAGATGAAGGAACTTGACGTTGATTTATATTCAATACAAACAAAAGACATACAAGATGCAAGAGATAAGTTTGCTAATGATTGGACTCCTAAATTTATTGCAGCTTTAACAATGCTAGGGTTTGTTGGTTATATCTTTTATATAACTATCTTCCCTGTATCAGATGCTAGTGACGATATAGTTATGTTGGCTGTAGGTTCTTTGACAGCAGCAAGCAGCGTTGTCCTTGCATACTTTTTTGGTAGTTCACAAGATAAGGATAAATAATGTTTATGAAAATGCATGAAGAAGAAGGTCTGGACTTTGACCTTTTAAAGAAACGTCTTGTAGATTTTGAGGGCTTAGTCTTAAAGCCTTATCATTGCTCACAAAATTATCTTACTATTGGCGTGGGTAGAAATTTAGAGAGCAATGGTATCACTGAAGAAGAAGCTATGTATCTTCTGGATAATGACATTCACAAAGTAATAGAACAATTGGATAAGCAATGGGAAGTGTGGCGTACATTCCCAGATGCAGCAAAGTATGTGTGTATAGATGTTGTCTATAACTGTGGCATAAATACATGGCTCTCATTCAGACGCACTAGAGCTTATATGGAGATGGGAGAATGGGAAGAAGCAAGCAAAGAGCTTCTTAACAGCAAATATGCAAAACAGGTTGGGAGAAGAGCAATCTTCAATTCAGAACAACTTGCATCATGCCAAAGAAAACCAAAGAACAGCTAAATAATGCAATAAGAATTGGCAGCTATGGAGAGCTGCTAGTACAATCCTTCTTGGCAGAACATTGCCAATTTGTCTATCCAACATGCTATGGGCATCCTGCTGATCTAATTGTAGAGATGGGCAATAATTCATTGTTCAAAATACAAGTCAAATCACGAAACAGAGGAAGAGAAGGGAAGTATGCATTTCCATTGGAAAATCACAGGAATCAAGCAGAGTCACATAGGACTTATCATTGTGACATTTTGTGTTTTGTATTCTTGCCTTCCAAAAGATTCATATTTAAGCCCAACACTACCCAACAGAAGTATTATGTTTTTACAGACAAACACATTAGTGAGGGGGTTGAACTCACATCATTCCAAGAAACACTTGAAGCTCTTGCAAGCGTACCTACCATAAATTCTCTTTTCCCAGAATAATCAGTATATAAATATATTTGCATATTTATATATTTATGATTTAGAATACTCTTATGTTTACTATTAATAATTTATTTAAGGAGAGAAAAATGATTAGATTACAAAACGTAGACTTGGTTAAAGATCGCCAAGAGAGTGATATGGTGCAACACATTACAGATGTGCTTTTGCATGGTGGTGCTAATGATGCTGACATTCAGGAAATGTTAGATGCAGCTAGTATTGATATGAAGAGAACACCTAGAGGGTTCTCATTCACTTTAAACTTTGAGTGGGTGAAGTAATGAGTAATCATAGTGGAGCTGTAACAAAGTCAGGTTATTATCTGACAACAGGTGAGGGCAACAAGATGTATGTCCTCAGATACAATTGGGAGCAGACATGGTGGATTGGTGACAGAAGTGGTCAAAATCATAAAGACTATCATGTTAGAAACTTGTCAATTGATTACGATAAGGCAGTTGCTAAAGCAAAAGAATATGTTGCTAGACGTAACAAAAATTCTGATACTCAAGAAACTCTTATAATCAATGACCAGAAAAGTCTTAATAAGATTGTCCAGAGAGATAAGGAAGTCATTGCTGCTGAAAAAGCAAAGAAGGCAGAATGGGAAGCACTGAAGGCTAAGTGGGCAGAGGAAGCTCTTGAAAGACGTGCAAGAAAAAACAATAACTTTGTTTATGCATGTTGGGCAAACTACATGGCTAGGTCTTGCAAAAGTTTTGACACCTTACAGAATGGGCAACTTGATACAGACAATAGAATTACTATGACTGGTACTATTAAGACTATTAAGGAATATGAAAACAACTTTTCTTACTATGAGAGCTATGTATATAAATCTGTTATTGAGTTAGATACAGGTCATAGAGTTTTTGGTTCTGTACCTACTTACAAATGCTCAAAACGTAATTGCAAGATTAGGTTGCAAGAAGGTGAGAGAGTCACCTTTGATGCTAAGTTAGAAAAGCCAGAAGATTTTGATGGTACTTTTTATTACTACAAAAGACCAACAAAAGTTCAACCATTAGACATTAGGGAGGTGGCGTAATGTATCAAGTAATTCAATATGTTCCAGATGCAGCAGGCAACATTAGCAAAAACAGCTATGTTGTCTGCATGACAACTAATGACGAAGAGCAAGCTAAGGCGAAGCTCAAGCGTAATCTTGAAGCAGGCTTTAGATCACAAATTAAGGTAGTGAGGTAATTATGAAAGTATTAAAACAGTTTTATGGTGAGGATGATTGGGAAGAAATATCTTTAGATAAGGCATTAGAATTATTGCAGGGTGGTTATAAAAAAGAAACCATAATCCCTATGCTTAAAGATGGTGCTGTATTAAGAGGTATTTCTTCATCTTTTAAATTATTAAAAGAGGAGAATGAATGAGCAATATTCCAGACGTTATGATATTAGTGCTAGTAGGAGCTTTCCTACTAGCTGTTAGTTTTTATTTGGATAAGTAATGGTAGAAAGTAAATTAACTAATGATGATGCTCTTAGTGCATCTATTGTTGCATCTGCATCAAATAAAAATCCACATAAAAGCAGGCAAGCACAGTTAAAAGAAAATATACGAGCTAAGAATGGTGAAAACATTAGATTTGATCAGAACTTGGCTATGGAAATGGGTGGTTGGTTTGAAGAACACATTATCAGGTTTGCATGTGAAAGGATTGGTTTGACCAATATCATTACAGAATTTGGTAAGAAGTTTGAACATACATTCTACCCTGTTGAGTGTTCACTAGATGGCATGGCTGATGCTAATAAGTTGACTATAGTACCTGACCCTACAAAGGGCATATATTGCCCTGAAGGGGATGAGGTGCTTCTTAACGACACAGGCATCATTGAGTGCAAGCTAACAGGTGCGTATCCAGACTATAAACAAGAAACACTAGATTGGCGTGGGTGGTTGCAGCTCAAGACACAGGTAGAGTGTGCAAACACTACATGGGGTGTATTGATCATTTATTATCACAGCGTAAGCGAGCTGCATTATCACTTTTACAATCGTGACTTGCAGTTTGGTAATGAACTCAAAGAGCTTGCTGAAGAGTGGCAAGAACGTGTACAAACAGAATCGTACTTTGACCCAGAAACATCTGCTGATGCTTGGATTAAATACGATGAAGCAATACCAGAAGAAGTGGCAGAGCTAGACCCAAAAGCTATAGACATACTTGCACAGATAGAGAACCTAGACGAGAACATCAAGCTCATGGGCAAACAAAAAGATCAGTTGCAAGCTCAGATCATGGACATGATGGGTAATGCTGAACAAGCAGTTGTAGGTGATTATCATGTCAATTGGGGAATGATTAATTACAAGGCGCAACCAGAAAAGGTCGTGCCTGCTAAAGAAGCATACAGCATTAGGCGTAAGTCTATCAGAATTAAACAGGTAGGGTAGGAAGCATAAGGGAGTATGAACTGGAGAGTTTTTGCAACCTACCCTTTTTTAATTATAATTAACTTGGAGAGTTAAATCATGGAAGAAGAAAAAACATTCAAAGATTTCAATGACCCCTTGACAGAACGTGCAGGTAAAGAAGCTGTCTGGGTGGACAAAGAAGTTCATCAATTACTTTGGGAATACAAAGTCAAGCATGGCAAGAAAAGCATAGGTGAAGTAGCGGGCTACTTTATTAAGCTAGGTATTATTGATGCGATTAGGTCTGGTGATGAGTAAGCAAGACAAACATAAGTCATTCAGAGATTGGTGTAAGCAAATAGTTTATCGCAACACAGATAAGTTTGGTGAAACGATTGTGACCATAGCCTATAAGGATGGCACTAGAGAGAAGCATTATCATGATGGTTCTTTTACTAGAGAAGCTAGTAAGTACACATTAGAAGAGCTTAAAGATATGTTTGAAACAGAAACAGGGAACTCATGGTAAACGCTAGAAATAAAGGTGCTGCATTTGAGAGAGCCATTGTTAAGAAGATAAATGACTATCTGGAATCAACAGGTTCAGAACAAAAGGTCAAAAGAAACTTAGACCAGTATCAGAAGAAGGGTCTTGCTGATATCTACTGGGGAAAACTAGCTATTGAGTGCAAGGCATACAAAGGCAATGGCAACCACTTCATGCAAGAGAGATGGTGGAAGCAAGCATGCGATGCAGCAGGTGATCTATTTATACCTGTGCTGATCTACAAGTACAATGGCACTAAGCCTAAAGTAGTTATGCCTGCTCATGTCATGATTAAAGACTTACCTAAGAAGAATGAAGCAGTAATGATTGGATACTTATCTGATATCTGCAAGAAAATTGATGTAATATTAAACAATGTACATCATGTATGACGAAGGGTTTGAAAATTTTTGCCAGAAGCGTTACCAAAATTACGTTCTGGTATGTGAGATGATGGGTATTACAGAATTTGGTACTTATCATGAATTTAAGGTTTCTAACATTGAATGGTTAGAAGATTTATATAACAACAGCGAAGAGAGAAAGCTGCATTAATAAGGAGTATGTTATGAGTGAAGATTTTTTCACAGAAGAAGCGAGTTCAAGTGATAACCCACAGGACTTATTTTTAAAACACCTTGCTAAAGAAAAAGCATGGTATATAGGAGAGGATGTAATTGAACTCAGTTACCTCATCTTAGACCCTGAAACAATTAAGACAGGCATTGGTAGATATGCAGGTGGCTATGAGTTTGAGTGGGCAGAACACAAAGGTGGTAAAAGAGTTAAGCCAGACGACACATGGAAGGATGCATTTAGTGTCTGGGTCTTTGTGCATGGGCATGATAAGCCTGTGTTATGGGAACGCATGTCATGGGGTGAAGTAAAAGCCTTTAGAGATATGTGTCCTAGTTTTTGGCATGGTGCGAATAAAGAAGCACCTGCATTACCTGTATTCAAATATACAGGCTCTAAAACAATTAAGTTTGAATCAGGATTCAGCTCTGCAATACCAGAGTTTGAGTTTCAAGGTTATAAGCCAAGACCAGAAGGTTTTGTATTGCCAGAATGGGCTAATGAAAAGGATGTGCCTGTAGCAGCAGAGATAGAAGCAAAGGCACAGCCTGAACTAAGCGATGATGACATACCATTCTAATGACAAACGAGGAGTGGGCATCTATAGCTAGAGCTGTAGGTCTTGAACTCTTAGGCGAACCAAAAAGCGAAACTTCTAAGGAGATTCGTTGGGGTAACAAGGGAAGTGTTTGCCTAAATGTTGAGACAGGACAGTTTTATGATTTTGAAGCAGATAAAGGCTATGGTGTGCATGGTCTGCTTACAGAGTATGATGTAGATGTAGCAGAAACCCTTAAACGATTTGGTTTTAGTGATGAGGTAGATTCTCTTAAAGTAGTAAACAAATATTCCCCTAAAACTACCTCATCGCTAAATCGTCAACAGATGGCTCAACTTTGGCAAGAAGCCATCATCAAAGTTAAATATTCAGACAATTTTTTAGTGTTACGCTTCCCTGATGGTCATTACAAGAGCTATCAGAAATATGCTCCTTACTGTAAACAGCCTGATGGCTCTTGGGTCTGCAAACGACCTGATGGGAAGCTACCTTTATATGTAACGCCTGATAGATCAAAGCAGCATCCTGTGCTGTTAGTAGAAGGTGAGAAAAGCGCAATGGCAGCAGAACACATCTATGAACATCAGGTGGTGTGTCACCATGGTGGTTGTAAAGGATGGGAAAAGACTGACTGGTCACCTCTGTATGGCAGGGAAGTGTTGATATTCCCAGATAATGATGAAGCAGGTTTTGGGTTTGCAGATGACATTTCAAGGCACTTACAGAAACATGGGTCATTGGTCAGCGTATGTAAACCACCAGAAGGCTTGCAAGAAAAAGAAGATATGCACGAAGCAGTGGAACGTGGGTTGTTTGCAGATCATGCAGACCTTGTGGATTACATTAAGAACAATCCTATGCATAGACCTGCAGGCACACTTTACTTTGAACGTGCAGATCAGGTGTTAGGTCAGATAACAGAGCCAGAGTGGTTGATTAAGGACATCTTTGAACGTGAAAGTTTAGTTGCAATATTTGGTAAGCCTAAAAGTGGTAAGTCTTTTGTTGCATTAGATATGGCAGTTGCGATAGCTAGAGGAGCAGAATACTTTGGTCATAAAGCTACAAAAGCACCTGTGGTCATGCTTGTGGGTGAAGGTAAACGTGGAACTGTCAGAAGGCTTAGTGTCTTAGAAAAAGTTGGCAGAAGTCTAATAAATGCACCACTGTATTTGTCTAATAGAGGTACAAGAATTCTTGATGAAGATGAGTATCAAAAGCTTATAGATGAGCTAGATATCATATGTGCAAGAGAAGGTGAGATTGGTTGCATTATTGTTGATACTTTGAATAGAAACTTTGGAGCAGGCTCAGAGAACAGCACAGAGGACATGACAATGTTCATCAGTAGGTTAGATAACCTTATTCATAAATATAAAGCCTGTGTGGTTATAGTGCATCACACAGGGCATGGTGCATCTGGAAGGCAAAGAGGTAGCTCAGTTCTGGGTGCATCAATGGACTATGAATTTCAGGTAGTTAGAGAAGATATAAAGGGTTCTATGTATGTTACGTTGAGTCAGACATTAAATAAAGATGGTCAGGGCATGGCTAATCTTGATTTTAAATTTAATGAAGTCACTTTATATGATTACAACATGACATCTGGACATTTAGAGATTGTGACTGATAAACCAAAAGCACAAGTTCTAAAGAATGATACTCACATAGAAATAAACAGAGCCTTGATAGCATTAGCACAAAGTAAAGCAATTGAGCAAAATGGTAAGCCAGAAGATTATTGGTTTAGTTATGGTGAATTGGTTGGTCATGCAAAAACAAAAAAAGGCACTGATATGCATCAGTCTAATATTTCTGAATATATTAAAAAAATGCATGAAAATGATACTGTCACCTATGATGCAGAAAAGAATGTTTATCAGGCTTTTTGTTTCAGAAATGAAGTTAATTATGGCAATAAATAATCAATTAATGACTATATGTAAAAGTATATGTAATTGTATGTTTTTATATGTAAAATCATTAAATTTGTATATGTATGTATATGTACCCCTTAGGGTACATACAACATACATGCAAATGATCACATACAAAAATTACATATATGAGTAGATCAAAAGAAAAGGAATTTAGTCCTTCTGTGACAAAGATGCTGCAGAAGTTAAATGATCATATAAAACACTTTAGAACTGAATGGGGTGATATGACTAGAATCAATGACCTTATCTCTACTGAAACATCTCTTAAATTTAAAAAGGCAACTAAGCTATATAAGTTGGCTTTAGCAAAACGAGATGATCAGGAAATGACACAGATGATAGAGATGATGTATAGAGCTTATGATGCATTATTCAATGAATTAAAAGAATTTGGATACAAACCAATTGAGCCACATATGAGATGTTTTGATTGGAATGGTGAAATCTGGTATGTGACAGATATGGATTACCAGATGCCTAGAGCTAAACTAATAGCCAAACATAAAGATGCTAACTTTATTAGCATAGAAGAGTTATTAAGATCAGTACCAAAAGAACTGATGGATATGAGAATACTTATAGCTAAACAGTTTGAGGGAAGTAAATTTGAAAAGGTAGAACTAAAAGATGGGAAAGGGTAGTACAACAAGACCAACAAACAAATCTAAGTTTGATAAGAACTTTGATCGCATCTTTGGTAAAAGGAGAAAAAACAAAAATGCCAATAAAACTAAAACCGAGTCAGACAGTTAGAGATAAGAAAACTGGTAAGCTAACTACAGAACATTACTACATTAAGAGCATTAATGATCTGGAGCTAATAAAGATTGTTAACAACGATAGCACTAAACCTAAAGTAAGACAGAAGGTAAGAAACGAAATAGCTAGGAGAAAAAAACTATGAAGGATATGGTTAATCATCCACCACATTATAACAATCAAGGCGTAGAGTGCATTGATTATATTGAGCAACAACTAGGGTCAAACTTCCCATCTTACTTAGAAGGCACTATCATTAAGTATGTACACAGGCATAAGTACAAAGATGCAAACATACAGGACTTAGAAAAAGCACAATGGTACTTAAATAAATTAATAGAACACTATAAGAATTTATGAAGAAGAACATAACTAAAGAATGGTTACAGATGCAGATAGATAAAGGTAAATCATCATTGGATGTAGCAAACACATTAGACATTAGTAAGTCTAGCGTGTTGCGAGCAGCACAAGAGCTTGGCATAAAGTTCACAGGCAAGAGTCATTGGAGAAATAAATGACAGTAGAATTAAACATAGAGTCTGATCTAAAAGAATTTACAAAAGATTTAAAAGGTCTAGCAAAAAAGAAAATACCTTTAGCAACAGCCAGAGCATTAAATAAAACAGCAAAAGGAACAGTCAAAGCTCTTAAATCCAAAACAACTAAGACATTTGATAAAGGAGCTGTGTCTTATACGCAAAGAGCTTTTGAGCATCAGTTTCCTGCAAAACCTAATGACTTATCAACAGTAGTTAAAGTAAAGAGTCAACAAAACAAATATATGAAGTATCAGATAGAAGGTGGATTACGCACACCAGAGAAGTCAGTCATACTTGGAGCAAACGAAAATACAGTAAAGACTTACATAACAAAGCAAGGTAACTTGAAGCGTACAAAGATATCTAACATCATCAACGATAAACAAAAATTCTTTAAAGGCAAACCAAAAGGAATCAATGCATCAGAAGGTATATGGGAGAGGTATGGTAAGAGTAAGTCATATCCTAATGGCAGACGTATCAGACAGATAGCTAGGTATCTAAAGAATGGTCAGTACAGACCCAAGTTCCCATTCTATCAAACAGGAGAGCAAGTATTCTTTGGCAGGAATCGTGGTGCGTTCTTTAGACAGTTTGAGAAGGAGATGACAAAGATACTAGCTAAGGCAGGATATAGATAGGTTCTTCCTAGCATTTGCATTATGGGTGATTCGTGC